TCTTAAAAATCATGGTATTACATAACGCGCCCGCTATCCTACGCATTTATAAATACCCTTTTATTTGATTTTCTGAACATGGCAAACTTCAGTTTCCCTTTAAAATCAACAACTTAACCTTTCCCTTTAAATTCAATGACTTAACATGATTTAACCAAATAGCAGGGGGTCGGATAAATTACTTCTTATTTAAACGCCGTTTTGTATAATACGCCTATTGCTAACAGCCTATTTATATATCTGCCGTTTTATATGCCCTTGCCTAGTGATTCTTTTATTTTAACATTCCTTAACAAATATGTATAACGCGCCATTTATCGTATAAACCATTTGTTAATAGTAAGCCTTTTATATAATCGGATTCTTATTTTGTGATTTTCGCGGATAATGCCTTGCTTATTTGACAAATGCCGTCTTATATCGCACACGCGATTTTTTCTCTTGTTTTTCATTATAGATATTAATGATTTTGATATAAGAGGGGGATACAGGATAAGAGGGGATATATAACCAATGGATATAATGTAAGGTGTAGCTAACGCAAATCGACCGCCGTTTAATTTAGCTTTCCGTTTTATCCGCCGTTTTATTTTTCCGCCGTTTTATTTTTCGGCGCGTGGTGTGGACGGCGGAAAGGCGGTGTAAATTTTGTAGATGGCGGGTAAGGACAGCGTTATATATCCCCCCTATTGGAACACGGGAGCGATGTCGTCCCCCGTCAGAGAAAAGGGTAGTCGCACACAATCCACAACGCCCCACAAAAATGGCAACGACCACATCGGCAATATAATCCCCCTCTTGTACGCAACGATAGCAGAGATGGTATAAACCCACTGTTATATGCGAAGATGGTATAATCCACCTCTTGTATGCAATGATGGTGCGGGTAATGTATCCTACGTTCTTCCATTGCCCCTGCGTGGCATGGGCAATGGTAAAATAAAAACACCACGCCGAAGCGTGGTGTAGTATCGGCAACCTACCCCAATGACACGAGTGCCGCCCGCTGCATTGGTCGCCGACAGCGAAATACTATCCACATGAGCAGTCTTCGTCAAGCCTGTATCTTACTTTGCTGGTAGCATCATTCGACTTAACCCATCCGTCGTTCGCGTCTATCTCTTCATTCTCAACAACAATGGTAGGCTGTTTGGTCTCAACCTTATACCTGTCCGCCTGCACACTCACTTTAGTAAAGTATGTTTCCATCACTTGCCCTCCTCAAGCTTAACCGTGGTATTGGTATCATCCAGTCCGAGATACCCTTTCTCATATATCTGTTTATCCCACTGGTCTTCGCACTCACATAGTGCGTCGCCCATTTTCAACACTGACTCGCCGGTAACGATATGGCCTGAACCCTCGACCTTGATACCCCTGCCACTGGTCTTAGCCCCAGCGTCTTTGGTAACACCCTCTTCCATACTGTACGAACCTCCCCCTCCGCTCTTGAGTGTGGTATCCTTTCCAAATGTAACGTAGTCCCAGTACCCTCCATCCACGACACCACCCTCGCCAACTTTGCTCCAGCGGTTATTATAATAAGGTGGACAGCAACGCTCGAAGTTGCAGTCTTTAAAGACACACCCCTTACCGAAATCGTTTGGCGCGAGGAACGTGCAGTTGGTAAAAACGCAGCCGTCCCCATGTGTGGTATAAGGAGGGAACGTGACCCCCTGATAAACTTTTCCGTCCATGATGGTATCCCAATGACAATAGATTTAGACTCTTTGGCCCGCGACCTCGCGGTGCTGACCGCCAACAGATTATATAGTGAAGAGGAAATCGGCGCAGCCTACGACCTCTCGCCCTCCGACATCAAAAAACTTCTCGACGACCCCGACTTCAACGCAATGGTCTCGGCACACCGAGACAAGATAGGCGATGGTAGAACAGACCTGCTACGCGCCCAAGCTAAATTGATGTCGGAATCCAACCTGCGCGACCTGTTCGAGCTTTCCCGCAGCACCAAAGAAAAAACCTCTGACAAGCTCAAAGCTATGGCCGCTATCGCCGAAATCGCCGACATCAAACCCCGCAACGAGCAGCAGTTCAGCGGCATGGTACTCAACGTCAACTTCGGCAGTGGTATGACACCACCCTCCGTCGCCCAACTAACCCCTATGGAGGTCATCGAGCATGAGCAGCCTTAATATCGGTTTCGCATTGGACCAGTACCCCACCCTCAAGCGCGCGTCGATGTCCGAGGCATTGGTGCGCCTAGTAGTTGGCTGTGCTGGCAGTGGTAAGACCTCATGGGCCTTGATGGAGTTACTGCGCTCTGCGCTGCTTCAGACCCCCTCGCCATTGGATAACACCCGCTACTTCCGTGCGTTGGTGGTACGCAACACCTACGCGCTGCTCAAATCGAACACCATTCCGTCCATGAAGAATATGTATGGTCCGCTGTTGCAGGTCACGGAGGGCAGCCAGCCGTTCGGCAGGGTACGCGCACGGCTGCAAGATGGTACGGCTCTCGACATGGAGGTGCAGTTCCTCGCCCTCGACAGTGAGGACGCGCAGGACAAGCTCTTGGGTGCTGAACCCACAATGGTACTGTGTGACGAGTTGAACTTGATGCCGGAGAGCGTGGTCTTCGCATTGGTGCGCCGTCTCGGTCGCTACCCCAGTGGTACGAAAGGTAAGGTAGATAGGACGGGTATCATCGGTGTGTTCAACGGTCCGGTCAAAGGCTCATGGTTGCACAAATGGTATCTCGGCGAGCGCGACGCACAGTTCGAGAAAGTGGCGCGTGAGATGGGTGTCGAGAAGTTGGTAGAGATGTTCAAGCAGCCGCCGGCCCTTATCCCCCCAGCAGGGTGGCCCAACAGCCACGACCCCAACGACGAGTGGTTGCCCAATCCGGAGGCGGAGAACATTCAGAACCTCGCTCAAGGGTATGGTTACTACTACGCCATGCTCGCCGACCCCGACATGGGTAAGATTCAGAGCTATGTGCTGGGCGAGTTCGCGGATGTGAAACACGGCAAGGTCGTGTTCCCTGAGTTCCATCGGGACGTGCATACGTTCCCTGCCGAGCGGGTCAACACCAAAGAGCTGCGCGACTACTACCTTGCGTTCGACTTCGGGCGCACACCGGTGTGCATCGTCGGCACACTCTTGTCGGATGGTACACTCATGGTACTGGACGAGTTCATGGGCGAGGATATGAGCGTCGAGCAGCTCTACCGTTCTACGGTGCGGCCTGCGCTCAAGCGGGACTACCCCAACGGTATATGCGTCAGGGCCTACGGCGACCCAGCCGGTATGGTCGGAGGTCAGAACATCAACCTGTCTCCGTTTGACGTGCTTCGCAAAGAGGGTGTGCCTATCGTCGCGCCGACACGCAGCAACAAGCTAGAGCCTCGGCTGGCCGCGGTGCGCAGCTTCATGTCATCACTCGGTACTGGCGGCAAGCCGCGACTGCTCATACGCGACAACTGCCGCTTCCTCATTCAGGCACTGGCAGCGGACTACATCTACGAGAACCGCAGCGGTGGGCGCACCGCAGACACACCAACCAAGTCCCACGTCGGCTGGGTCAGTGACTTAAGTGATAGTTTACAATATTTATCAATGGGCCTGTTATTAGTCATGTCCACCGGCGACGATGACGTGACGCAGTATGAGACAGAGATAGAGTGGTGTTGACAGATACAGTAACAGTATGGCATAGTCGTTGTGATTTCTGATTTCGCTCATTTTTTACTCCCTGACGGTCTAATCTGCAAACCAACGGCTTGCGCCCACCCTTGTACGGTGGGCTTCTTTTTTGGTATAATACGCGCTCATCCATTCTTTAAAATCAACACTCGGCTCGCCTTGACAGGCGGGCTTCTTTTTTGTAACATGAGGACTGCATATCTAAATCCTTTTCAGGTTTGAGACACCCGACTTCCACAGTCGGGTTATTTTTTGGTATCATGGGGTTCACACTGTTTGATTAACCACAACCAAAGGAGGTCGTCATGACTACCAAGAAAGCACGTTGCAACGGTAAACGCACCGGTTGCGCGTCCAACGGCACTGCACGAGGCTAAGTATGGACGAGAGCCTTATTGACACGCTGGGCGATATGGTCGTTTCACGCTTCCGTAAGGCTCGTGAAGCCAAGATGCCCCACTATAACGATATGATGGACTGCCTCAAGTTGATGAACGGGCAGCCATTGTCTGCGCCTACGGGGGACGGGCCTGACATCGTTATGGACATCAGTTCCCCCATCGTGAAGAATATTGTTGGTCTGATACGCGACATCTTCGTCGGCTCGACCGCACAGCCCTACACCATTAACGCTACACCGGTGGTTGACCTACCGGAAGACGTGGAAGCGAACTTGCTGGAGAAAGTAGAACGCGACCTTGAGACATTCATCGCCATCAACGGCGGCGACGTTAACGCAGTACGCGCCCAAGTGTCCGAGATGCGGGCAGCTATACAGCTCGAAGAGAACCGCAAGGCGAGTGTGGCGGCGGACCGACTGCGTACCATCATTGCCGACCGTCTGTACGACGCAGACTGGGAGGCGCAGTTTATCGACTTCATCGACCACTTCTGCATTTACCCAGCGGCGATTATGAAAGCCCCTGCGGTAAACACCCGCACCGTCATGCGTTGGGATGGTACAACCGTGTCGCCTACAACCGAGACCGTGCGTCAGGTCGAGAACATTTCCCCGTTCGACTTCTTCCCCGCTCCTTATGCAACCGACATTCAGTCTGCGGATTACGTCATTGAACGCCGTCGCCTGACACGCAACGAGCTGCTCCAGTTGGGCAGTGCCGCAGGCTATGACGAGGATGTGATTGCCGAGGTGTTCGAGGCGAACCCGAACGGCGCACCCCTACCGTATGGCTCTGTGGATGATGACGACATCTCCGACACCGACATCGGGGATAAGACAGACCTCGATGCGTTTGACGCATTGGGCTACTATGGCCGTATCCGCAACGACCTGCTCGCCGAGTATGGTATCCAGTTCGCGGAAGAGGAAATGAATGGTGCGTCCGAGGCAGAGGTGTGGGTTGTAGGCGGTCGCGTGATTAAGTGCCTGCTGAACCCTGACCCGTTGGGCCGACGTCCGTTCTACAAAGCCTGCTTCGAGAAAGTGCCGAGTTCGTTTTGGGGTGCGTCCCCAGCGATGAAGCTGCGCGATACCCAGCGTGTGTGTACGGCCTCCGTCCGTGCTTTGGTGCGCAATATGCAGTATTCAAGCGGGCCTATCGGCGAGGTACGCAAGGGCGCGGTCAAGGATGGCCATGCACCGAACGCAATTATTCCGCACACCATTCGTGTGGTAGAGGAAGATACGTTCGGTAGCGGCGCACCTGCCTACCGCTTCTATACTGTGCCGTCGCTGTCCAACGAGCTTGTCGCCCTGTTCGATAAGTTTATGGGTTATGGCTACGAGCTGATTGGTATCCCCCGTGTGGCGTTTGGTTCGCCGCAGGGCTTGGGTACGCTTGGCCGTACCGCTGGTGGTGTGTCCATCATTTTGAACCAGTCCACCAAAGCCATTAAGCAGGCACTGCGTATGATTGAATCGGGGTTGATTGAACCGGTGGTCCAAGAATTTATCAACTACGAGATTCGTACCAGTAACGACCCTGACATCCGTGGCGACATCCGCGTGTACGCCCGTGGCGTGTCCGGCTTGATGGAGCAAGAGGGTAAGAACGGTGACCTCGAGTGGGCGTTGCAATCCATCTCCAGTATGGTCGGTGTGGTTGACCCAGCTACCCAACAGCCTGTCGTTCCGATTACGGCGGTGCAACGTATCTTGTACACCATGTTCAAGAACAAGGGCTTGTCCACCGATGGTATCTTCCCCGACTTCGACCGTGAAGAAGCGTTCGGCGAGCTTACAGGTCAGCCTATGCCACAAGACCCCGCCAGTGGCGTTCCTGATTTACAGGGGCGTAGCCCTAATGCTGAAGCGGCTATTGATGCCGCCAACGGAGGCTAATTATGATTACATCTAAGTGTGATTCGACCGTTATCACTATGGTGGCTGAGGGAAGACCGATTGAGGTTGGTTCTTCCTCGAAACTGTATCCGCACATCGAGGAGGCGATGCCTGTGCGTATCGGCCCTGTGACTACGCCGTTTATGTTGCATACGGCAACGTCGGACGAGGGTACGCCCTGTGTCCGACTTAAAGTAGAACGCGTGGTCGAATGCCCTAGCGGTTGTGATGTGAGTGAGTTTAAGTACCCGTTCCCTTTGGGCTGCGGGGCTTCTCACTTGCTACCGGCAGGCACTTATGATATAACTGTGTGCAAACAAGAAGCCGCATCGCTTGCGATAGGCGATGTGATTGACTTAACATTAATGGTAGAACCTGTCACTGACAGCTTCGCCTCCATTTACTTGAGTAAGGTGTAGCATGAGTGCGAACCGTCTTAACCTGCCCGAAAGTACAGGCCGTGCGATTCAGTTGAGCCGCAAAGAAGCCAGTACCTTGATGGGCTTTCAGCGTTCGGCGTATGCTGCGCCGATTAAAGAAATCTTGTTGAAAGTGCTGGACGACAGCCGCGTAGTCAACGAGACCGAGACTGCCTCCGAAGAAAACCGTATGCGTGTCGCTGCGGTTAAGGATATTTTGGAAACCCTGTTCACGGGTAAGGTGGAATTAGAATGAAGAAGCCTGAAGCTATTTTAGTGACCCCATGCCGTGCCGTGGTGGTCTCCGGTGTTGACCTGCAAGAGGGCGATAAATTCATCGTCCACCGCGTCATTGACAGCGAGTGCGCTATGGAAGATTCAAAGGATATTCCTTTCTCTCCATGCGGCAAAGTCATCACACTCGACATGAACCATAACCCAGTCATGATTGACATGGCGGGTTATTACCGTATTTATCCTGATGGTGTGGTAAGTGATACAGCAGCCCTGTACTTCGACCGCATTTCGTCTTGCGAGAAATGATATGAATCATCGTACACGACTTGGACTTATTTCTTCTGACGACCAAGCTGCCGCTCGTGATGGGTTGTCTCGCCTGCGTTCAAACCGCGACTTTGAGGCTTTGATTACTTTGCTCGAACAAGAGCTGGTAATTGAGCGCGAGTTGTATGAAACACGCACAGCGGACGACCACCAACGTGGGCAGGTTGTCATGTTGAAGAAAGTCATTGACCTTTTAGAAACTGGAGACAAATAACCTATGCCTACCGATTCATACTTTGGTATCGAAGAAGCGTTGGCTTCCGCCGGTATCAACCCCACAGCCGCCCCAGTGGTAGAGCAAAATCCTGCGCCAAGCGTTGCGCCGGAGCAACAACCTGCGCCTGCACAGGAACAAATCCTGCCCGCAGACGATGAAATCTATGACGATATAAGTGATTACGTTGCCGATGATGGTAATATTGATGTAGGTACTGCGGCAAACCCGCCACAGCAAACCGAAGCCCCACGCCAGCAACCGACCATCACTCCGGAAATCGCGGCCCTGCTCCAACAAAATCAAGCACTGTTGCAACAACAGTTTGCCGCTTCGCAGAAATCGAATGAAGACCGCGTAGCTGAGTTGGAAGCGAAACTTCGCGCTTATGAGCAGAAGCCTACCGAAACGGAAGCAAAACCGTGGTATGAGGGTATCGAAGTACCTGAATTATCCAAAGAGCAACTTGAAGCCTACGCCGGTTCGCTGCCTGTTATCGAAGCGATTGCCGCGCGTAAAGCTGTCGAGATTACCAAACGCCTTGAAGCCGAACGTCTGAATCCTTTGGCCCGCCAGTTCGACGAGACCGTTCAACCGCTTCAAGCCCAAGTGCAACAGCAAGAAGAACTCCGCGCCCTCAATGCGCGTCAGCAGTACAACCAAGCCATCGCAGCGAAATTACCGTGGTTGCGTGATGCCGTTAACACTGCTGAATATGCACAGTATTACAATGCAGTTGTACCGAACACCGGCGGTTTGACCCGCGCTGCTTTGGTACAGAATGCAGAAGCCGCAGGCAACGTAGATGCCGTTGTCGATTTATTGTCAGGTTTCAAACCTGCACAAGCTGTTCCGCAACAGCAACTGACCGCGCCTGGCCGAAGCAATGCAATCAACTATTCCCAACAGGCTACCGCCGCCCAGCCTAAAGGAAAACGTGGCATGAAATTGTCAACGTATAACCGCGCCCTGCAAGACTTCTCCAATGGCAAAATGTCGCCTGAGCAATTCGCTAAATACGAAGACGCTTGGAACACTGCGCTACTCAACGGTGTAGCGGTAATGGACTAACACTCTTTTAACATGAGGTAAAATTATGCCTGTACAGAGCAAACCTTTGCTGGCAGCGGCGAGTGGCTACCCACAGTTGGTGTCTGCGCTGACTAAACCAGTATATGCGGCTGGCTTCTTAAAACGCTTCAATCGAATGACTGTGAGCGGTTTGATTACCAGCCAAGACATTGTGCCAAAAGAAATCCGCAACAAGGGCGACGAGGTTATCTTCCGCCGCGCTCCTGAAGCCGAAGTCTTTGAGTACATCAAAAACATGGAGTTGGAAGTTTCTACTTTCGACACCAGCATTATCACAATGAATGTGAACCGTGCGTTGTACACCAACATTAAGTTGGACAAACTGGATTCACGCTCTATCGACGAACTGCCTGCGTTGCTGAAAGAATACCAAGCCGACGTGACCCAAAAACTGGCAGAACGCATCGACACTGAAGTGTTGACCGAAGTGCCTTTGGCCGCTGCTGCTTGCAACCGTGGTCGCAAAGCCGGTCGTCGTTCTCACGCCTTTGACTTTGGTGCGGCTGGTGCGCCTGTTGTTCTGACTAAAGACAACATCGTTCGCTACCTGTCTCAAATGCGTACCGTATTGTCCGAGCAAAATGTGGACACCAATGGTCTGTACGTTGTGTTGCCAGTCGAAGCAATGGACTTGTTCTTCGCCAACCCAATCCTGACTAACGCCTGCGCCGCCGGTACTTCACAGTCCATCATCTTGGGTACTAAAATCCCTAACGTGTTGGGCTTCGAGATTATCTTCTCGAACAATATGCCGCAACGCAACGAGGGTGGTCGTATCGCTTACACCATTTTCGCAGGCCGCAAAGACGCAACTGGTTTCGTAATGCAAGTTACCGAAAACGAGCATATCGAAAAAGTTGCCAACCACTTCGGTCAATTCTGGCGCACATTGCAAGTGTACGACTTCAAGGTTTTATATCCTGAAGCCATCACTACCCTGTACGCAACTCTTGACTTTGCCGCATAAGGAGCATTGACATGACAGTATTCAAGTTATTCTTGGGTGGCGATGCCCGTCATGTAGGCTATCGTCATTCCCGTATTGCCGACAACAGCAACCCATTGGTACGCTACGCCGGTCACTTGCCAAACCGCCACTTCGTTGTGCCGTTCGAGTATGACGGCGCGTCAGGCGAGTGGACACGCTTCCGCGAAATGGAAGGCTCTTTCGCCACTGGCGACATCGTACACACCCACTTGTTGTCTGCTGACAGCCGCGTTGATGCGTTGGTTGTTCACAACAAAAAACAAGCTGGTGCGCGTGATGAAAAAGGCGCGATTACCACTGCCGGTAAAGTGAAGTTCGGTCTGTATGACGGCGAAAACTTGGTTGATGAAACCGAAGAAATCGACTTGTCAGTAATTGGTCGCACCGTATTGGAGTTCGGCAAAGCCGTAAACGCCAAGTCCAGCACCAAAAAAGATTCTGACGGCGATGGTAAAGTTACCAAGAAAGACAGCGCAACCACTGCGATTACCAGCTTGGGTGCGTACTTGGGCAGCAATGGTTCTATCCGTATGACCGTTGTTGATGGTAGTGGTATCGACGCTGCGTGTATCTCTGCGTTCGTTGAAGTGGTTGACTTCCTCGATGTTCGTGGTTGCACTTGTGGCGAGCCTGCTTGCGACAGCACCTACCCTGAACCTGAATGTATGTAACCTAGACGGTTATAACCAAACCCCACCCTTGCGGTGGGGTTTTTAGTACGTTAAAATCAAGGCGTTTATACCCCAAACAAGGACATAAAAATGCCAAGTAATACCCCTATTGCCTACGCCGATGAAACCGGCTATGTATCATTGCCTGTGGTAAGTGGTCGATTTTCCGACCAAGCGCGTGAGCGACTGACTCCGCTGTACACACAGGAAGAAGTGAATGCGTCATGGGCGAAGTTCCATGTCGCTCAAGGTTTGAACCCTGATGGTTCAGATAAAGTCGTGGAAACCTTAGAACAGGCTGAAGCCACAGTTGCCCAGCGTGAAGCTGATGTCGCCGCGCAGAACGCTATGCCTCATGTGCCGATGGCACAGGCTGCACGAGAAGCGGTATTGCCCCACACGCAGAAAGGTAAGTAATGATTTCTCCCCGCGCACTGGTCGAAGAAGTAAGCAATTACTTGGTTGACCAAGACCCTGATTTCCCGTTCGAGCATTGGACGGAAGATGACTTACTGCACTACTTCCGGTTGGCGGTGGAGATTGTTGCGAACGCCCAGCGCGAGAAGTTTATCAAGCGCACGTCCATGCCATTGGTAGCAGGCAGTCTGCAAACCGTACCTGAAGCGTGTCATGATGTGTCGTCCGTGCTGGGTCAAGCAGATAGCAAAGGTCGTGTGAAGAGTTTTCCGCGACAAACCAGTAAGAACGCACTGCACCTCGTTGGTAAGATAGGGTGCAAGGACTGCCACGCGGAAGTCTCGTCCTCTGATTACAAAATGGACAGTTGGAGCTACGACCCCAACGACAACAACATCTTGTACGTTGACCCACCTGTACCTGACGGCGTGACCGGCACGTTGGAATTGATGTGCTTCAGTCCGCCTAAGATTGACAGTCTCGATTCTGATGTGGATTTAGGTTCGCAGTTGCGCCCAGTGATTTTCGAGCTTATGTTGTATTACGCTTGGGGGGTTGACACCGAGAGCGTACCGTCCCGCGACCGCAGTGCCGTTCACTGGAATAATGCGTTTACCCTGTTGGGTATGGAAGCGAAGCAGGCGAGCAACCGCTACGCCGTTACCCGCGTTCCTGAATTGAGGATTGGAGCTAAGAAATGAATTGGTTTGACTGGCTTAAGAATCAAGCCCTCGTTACGTTCCCCAATATGCCCAGCAGTTTTATCGAGAACGCCATTCTCAACGCAGTCTCACGGTTCTTCCGTGAGACACACCTGTTGAAAGACGAAGCGTATATTGACGCAGAGTGTGGCACGAATGACTATGTGATTGACCTGCCTGATGGTCGCACTATCGTTCAGATTAAATCTGTGCATTCCACCAACGACCCCGACCGCCACCCGCTGCTGGACCGTAATTGGTGTATCGTACCGCCAGCCGAAGAACGCTTCGGTAACGGCTACTGGGTAGAGCTTCAGTTTGAACAGCCTGCCATCTCTTTCGAGGGTTGCGGCAGTGTACGCAGCGGTAAGTATTGCGTGGTCTATTCATGGACACCGACAGGGCAGGACTGCGATATTCCGCACCACTTCTTCGGCAAGTATCGTAACGATATTCTGAACGGCGTGTTGGCTTCGCTGTATCTGATTCCGATGGAAAACGACAGTCAGTCGGCGGCCTACGCCCAGTATTACAACAAAGAGTTTCTGCGTGGTATAAACATCGCCCACGCGGAAGAGTTCCAAAACCATACCAACCGACCAATGTTTATGCACGGCGGTTGTTTCCTGTGAGGTAAGTATGGCGACCCTATATAACTTCAAGCCGACCTGTCATGACGATGACGGGTGCTTTGCGCCGAAGCCTGACTTCGATTGTGTCGATACCTGCCAACCGTGCAACAACCCATGCGAACCGAAGTGTCCTCCGAAAGTCCGTGCGAAAGACGCGGTGTGCTTGAGTGACGACGAGTGCGAACGTTGTTTCTCATTGTTCCAGTATGTTGGCTGCGACATCACGAAAGTACCTGCGCATATTTACGCCATCGTGCTGAAAGTCCGCAGACAGGGTAACTGTCGTGTATTGGTAGAGGAATGCCCGACCCGTGTGGACAACAGGGGCAACGTGTGTTTCGTTTGGTCGGAAGAGTTTAGACAACTGCCTGCCGGTTACTACGAGGCGGATGTGGTTGTGAATGACCGTGAGTGTTTTACCCTTTTATTCCGCAAACGCGGCTGTTGGACACGCATGGTAACAGAAGAAGTTAAGCTGGCGCAGTTGCCGTGTGAAGCACCTCCGCATTGTGAGGGCTGTGTTGCTACGCCTGATTTTGAACAGACTGCTCCCGAAGCGGAGTGCGGAGGTTGTGATAATGGCTCTGAATGTAAGTAAGTGGTCTAGTCACGGTAAGCTGGCACAGAGCCTGACTGCCGAGGCGACCGAGATTCCTTTGGGTTTTGGCGAGGGCCTGCGCTTCCGTCTCCCCGACACCGACTACTGTTACGCTACTATCCGTAGCAATGGTAAGTACGAACACGTCAAACTTATGGCGGTTAAAGGCGACACTCTGCACGTCGTTCGCGGTCAGGACAACACCACGGCACAGACGTGGAGTCCAAACAGTTGTATTGAGATTGAATGGAATCCTGCACAGATTTGCGAGTACACGAAACAGTGCGCGTTGGGCCAAACCCCGACAACCGTAGCCGCAGGTACATATTGCTTGTCTTGCAGCACCTGCATCACAATCGGCGAAGATGGCCGCATCACAGCGGTAGATGGAGAGAAGAAATGCAAGTAACCCATATTGATTTTATCGACAGCCGCTTGTCCGCCGCGTTCGCCTCGACCTCTAACTCGTTGGTAGTATCCAATGAGCATGGTCTGTCAGACAAGCTGAACAAGATGCGTGAGGGCGATTACGCCTATATAATTATCTCCGCCTGCCACATGACCGAAGTGGTTAAGTACACGCACACTGAAAAACTGCAACGCACCGGCACGTTGACCTTGCACGTCGAGCGCGGTCAGCATGGTACGACAGCAACCTCATTCCCTTTTGGTAGTTGTGTGCGCTCGGAAGTTACCGCCGGTATCCTGCGCGAACTCGTCAAACAGATGATTAAGGAAGAACATGAACGCCTGTAAGCAACGATTGCAGACCCTGCCCTGCGATAAGCAGGGTTATGGGTACACGTCGCACCCTCTAGGGTCTTCCGACACGGTGCTGCACCTGATGCGTAATCAGGGCAATTCGTTCCCTCCTTTGGTAGAGGGGCAATACTTCTTCGTCAGTGTGAAGATGTGCGACACCGAATGCTGTGAGACTATGCGTGTTATCGCGCGTGACGGCGACGACCTGACTGTTGAGCGCACCAATCCTTGCGACTGTATTTCCAGTAACGCCCGCGTGACTTATCTCGATTCCGGTCGGGAATATGTGCAGGCACTGGCGCGTGAGATTGGTCTGAACGTCGAAGACCCGTTGGTCTATAACTGCGAAACCAATACCCTTAGTTTGGATTGCACCAAACTGAATATGGGCGGCGACTGCGGTTGTGGTTCAGGTAAAGACGAAGCAGGCGTGGGTAGGCGTGGGCCACCTGGGGAACGTGGCGACGATGGTAAAGACGGCTTGAGTGTAACAAGCATCTCTATTGACGACACCAATACGCTGACGTGGACGGACAGTAAAGGAAAGGCGCATACCATCGGTACGGTTGTCCCACCGCAGGGTAAGAAAGGCGAAAAGGGCGACCAGGGCGAGCCTGGGCCTCAAGGCCCGCCAGGACCTCAAGGCGAGGACGCTGGCGCGATTAGCATGGAGCGCGATGAAACCACAGGTACGTTCACTCTGTACATCACAAACGGCGAGGGTGTGAAGCGCAGTATCGGCTCATGGAAACCCGTAGCCGGTGTCGGTATTGCCGATATGAATGTGGTTGACGGTAACTTGGAAGTTACTCTGACGGATGGCAACAAACTCAATGCCGGTAGTATCGTAGGCCCACGCGGTCCGCAAGGTCAGACGGCCTCTTTCTCGCTGCTGTATTCCAACGGTCGAGTGTATATCGGTGGCCCTGCAAAAGCCGAAGTGTACCTACGCAAGAATGGCGCGATGTTGGGCGGGCGACAGCAAATCCCCGACAATGGTCTGCTGGTAATGAATAACCCGAACTCTTCCACCGAGGCTGTCATCGAGCTTGTGCATAATGGTGGGGTCGTAGCGTTAGGATACTTCTAATGAGATTCTTGGATTTCGGCGGCGAGCTGCCCAAAGTAAAACCGCAGGCGTTAGGCTCGCGGAACGCGCAGCTTGCCGAGAATGTTGATTTGTATGGTGGTATGCTCCGCCCACACCGAAGCCCTGCCCTGTTCGCCCACGCGGTTGACGAGCGGGGTTCTCCCATTTCTGCGAAGATGGTAGTCCCTGTCGGCGACTACATGGTCGGATTTCCTGAAGAGGTACACTGGGTACGCGACCCGCGCGAGAGCGCAGGGGCAGACACGGTGCTTTTCGTCCGCGATGGGCAGTTGCACCGCTTGTCCTCACGCATGGTACGCGCAGGCACAGGGGCTACGTTGGTTGGTATCGACCCGCCTGCCGAAGCACCTACTGTCGCCGTTGCTCCTAACAGGGGGTGTGTGTCCAAGTGGGCTGACCGCTGCGCGGATATGGAACAGTCGTCTGACTGCTCCGACTGGGGCGACGCGCCCGAAGTGCGAGGCTACCGCGTAACGTATGTGAATGAGTGCGGCGAAGAGAGCGCACCAAGCCCTGTGTCAAACTTGGTTGACATCAAGAACGGCGACGGGGCAATCGTGGTCGATACGAATACACCGCCCAAGAACGCCGTGAAACGCAGATGGTATCGCTCCGCCACCACCAGTGACGGTCAGGCCGTGTGGCTTTATGTGGACGAGGATGTCATTGCCGATAACACGTTTATCGACGACAAGTGTCCGCAGGATTTAGGCGAGGTGCTTTCTACGGAAGACCATCTGCCGCCGAACAAATGCTTGGATGGCGTGGCCCTCACACGCAATATGCAGACTATCGTGTGGACGAACAATCAGTTTTGGGTATCAGAACCCCGACTGCCCCACGCTTACCGGCCTGCGACACGCGTAACCCTGCCGTCCAAGATTCAATTCATCGCCTCGCACACGACTCGTGTAGAGGGCGACACTCACTTCGACAACGTGGTCGGTACGGTAGGTTATCCCTACACCATTAACGTGCGAGACGACGCACAGACGACAGTCAAAGAGCTTGAGTATTGGTATCCTGCACTGTCTCCGTTCGGTTGGTGTACGCTCGCCGGCGGCGTGTACTACACCGCAGAGAACGGCTTGGTTGGTATCACAGGCACGTCAGTGAACATGATGACCGAGGATTACATGACTGAGCGCGAGTGGCGGCGATACCACCCTTACACTATGCGCCTTACCGGTTACGACCAGCGGGTGTTTATGTGGTACGATTACGCCAACATCCGTCAAGGGCTGTTGTTGGTATTGCCAACCACTGACAAGCGGCGTAACCCAAGCCTTAGCCGTCTGACACTGCGTGTGAAGATGGCGTATGCCCACCCCGAAACCGGAATGCTTATGTTGATAGATACCGGCGTGTACAAGTGGGGCGCAGGCGACAAGCCTATGCGCTACCGCTGGAAGTCGGGCATTGAGGTTAACAGTGCCTATTGGTTTCCGACAGTGTTCAAGGTTGTTAGCGACGACCTGCCACGCCAGTACCGCCAGCTTGAACAGTTACGCACTAAGTTCGCCGTGTGGAAGCGCACCCATTGTGACCTTGACCCTGTGCAGTTCTTCGACACCCACCCCGAAGCGCGTGAACACATGGCTGACCTGATGGAGCTGTCCCCGCGAGTAGTGCTGCGCCTGTATGCTGATGGCGAGGAAATCTATACCCGACCTATACGTAACCTTGCACCGGTAATGCTGAAGAAACGCCGACGGGCAATCGAGTGGGCATTCATGGTCGAGGGCGATATTGAAATACGGGAGCTGCACTTGCAAAAATCCCATAACGATTTACAGAATGACGGCGGTCACGCATAGGAGATGGTATGACTATTATTGACAAGAATAGTGGCAAAGGTGGCGGTAAAGGTGGCGGTAAAGACGCGGGAAAGACCGAAGATACCCCAATCTACAATAAGGTAGAGATTAAGGAAAATGCCCCATCCGGTACGAACTCCGTCGCCGTAACCGCGCCGCATATCGTTCAGTACCCACGCCCGCCAAAGCGTGATGATGGTCGCTGGCTCGCGCTATCGTCCGTCATTGGTAACATCATCGGTAAGCTGTCCAGTCAGAAAGTCATCAAGGAAGCCAAGAGTGCAGAGAACAAATGGCGAGACGTGATGGCGAAAATGAAAGAGATGGCCGACACCGAGAACGCCCGCGTACCTAAACTGCGTGATAAAGCGGACGGGGCGATGGATGACCTCGACAAGCGCAACACGCTAAACTGGCAACGCGGCGATGTTGAGTACGCCTACGGCGAGCAGTTGAATCCTTGTATCAATGACAAGGCCGACGAGATTTGCCAACTATCCGCCTGCGGCTGGCAGACAGATTACGATGGTATCCTTACGCGCGTGACGGCGGACGCAGAGGCTGCGGCGCATAAAGAGCTTGATAAGATTTGCCGTATGAATAACCGGTACAATACCGGCTGGAATTGTGACGTGCGCGGGCAGTTGGCTGTCGCTACGCAGAACACTATCATCTCGCAGACGAACAAGCTGCGTGAGGAAGAACGCTTGAAGAAACTTCAATTTGATGCCGACCTCAAGATGAAGACCTTTGAGCTTATGGAAAAAACAAGACAGAATCGTAACGCTACGGCTCGCGCCTACGACACCACCGCGATTGATGTACGACTTAAACAGTACACCAGCTACACGGCAGACGCACAGACCTCGCTCAAGTTGGGCGCAGACCTGTTGGCATCGCACGGGCAGAACGCTGCATGGTTGGCTGACAGCCTGCGTAAGACAGCGAAAGAGTCTATGGCAGATTGGGGTACACTGGCGACAATGATTACCGGCCTCCTGTTCGCATGGAACAGTAAACCTGCTGCGGCTAAAGCCAACGACTGCGGCGGTGGCGGCGGCGACAGTTCACTTGATGCACTGTTCTAGTCATGTGGACCAACGACCCGATGGAGGGATTATTCCCTCCTGAAACCGAACAACCCCAAGCAGAAGAATGGTATGATACTGTTGTGCTTGGGGTTGACCCTACGCGCGGGGATTTATACGACGCAGCGACGCACATGGTGCGTGACCTTGTGTCTGACCGCGAAGACCCGTACACCTATTATGGGCTGCCCGCATTAGCGGTTGCCCCTGACGCTCATGAGGAATGAATAATGGCAGGCTATTTTATCGGTATGAACTCGCCGTCAATGGGGTTCGGCAGTGGTGGTAACTTCTTCTCCCAGTTGGGACAGATTGGTCCTGCGTGGCAGAATACCATGCTGCAAGGTTTGAACACGCAGAATGCGTTTAACGAATTTCAGAACAAACAAATCGTTGACCCCTACAAGGTCAATGCGATTGCATCCGCCTACGGCTTACAAGGATTGCAAAACCTGTTCGATTCCCGCGATGCACAGCAAGCGTTGAACGCCCAAGCCGCGCAGATGTTTATGGCAAATATGCAGGATAACCTCCGCAGCTATCAGAACACCGGACAGAATGGTAAAGAGTTCGTGTTCGGCGAAGACCAAGCGTTGTCTGCGACCCAGCCGAAAGCCCTGCAAGTTCCATCACAAGCGCAGCCTACGCTGCCTGCTCTGTATGGCGGCTATGCGGCGACCGCCCCACAGGTAACCGGTACGCAACGGCTGACCCCATCGCAACAGCAACAGTTTGGTCTGACCTCGTACACTACGCCGCAAGGATACACAGGTGTGCCTGTCATGGACAGCGGTTATCAATTTACAGGATTTTAATAGGGGGCTGACATGGCTGAAGATTTAACCGTAGGACACCCAAGTTTTTATCGCGGTAGTGGTTTAGAGGGCAGACCGTTGTTTGCACCTAATACCGTTAATCCTCAAGGCACACCGTTTATCGCAGCAGAGCGTCCGCAACCTATGCAGTTCGGGGATAAGTTGCGTGGCTATTCTTTGTACCAACTGCCGCCTAACTATGTCGGCGTACCTGCTGCACAGCCGCAGGCTGTTCCAATGTATCTGAACCCCAACACCCAACAGGCAGACCCTATGGGTGTGTTCCAACGCTTTCGCAATGCAGCAAATGGCACTGCCCCAGTGGTACAACAACAGGCACAGGCGGTAGCGCAACCCGTAGCCGCAGCACAGCCGACAGAACAGGTCGCTTCCATGACCCAGCCCCAACAGGTAGCTGCTCCGCAGTCCATCGTCTCGGTCGAGGCGTTGCCGCGCGTTGATGTGCCTAAGCTGCGCCCACAACAGAACGACATTCGTTTCATCGCCTCGCAAGGTGTAGATGCCCTTGATGGTGGCGACGCGTCCATCGACTTCGGTCGCCGTTATGCCGCTGCCGCCGCAACAGGCGCAGTACCTGTGGTAAGTAACGCAATGCTGGCCGCGCTGAATCGACAACACGCCCGCAACCAAGCGGCGTTGTCTGCTGCGACTAAAGCGCAGGACGTGAACGATATGTATGCTGCGCTGAATGACCCTAACCTCCGCGCCCGCGCCCACGCGCTTGCTAAGGCAAATGGTATCTCGTTCGACCTTGCGATGAAGCAGGCAGTGCAGTCTAAGCTGCTGGAGAGTGGCGATTACAACTTGGCAAACCGTTATGAGATGACGCAAATCCTGCCACAGATTGACGCAGAGCAACAACGCCGTGTCACAGAGGCCATCAACTTTGGCGGTTCGGCTACGCCGGTGCGCGACCCATACGGCGCAGACATTCAAACCAATGGTATCAACTCTGCCCAACCTACCGCCGACGGTAAATATGTATACACCACGGCGAACAATGTCGCGGTCGGTACGCCGCTCGCTGGTACGATGTATGGCGCGATTAATGGTTCAAGTTCTCCGACAACCGCATCGTATAATACCGTACTTGCAAACAACCAAACTGCGTTCAACGCACAACAGGCTGCTGCGAAGCAAATTGCAGACGCATGGGCACAAGTTGCGACTGACACACGCAATGCGTTGACTGATTTTAATAAACGGATGTCAGTGCAGGCGCAAATCATGAAAGCTGCCGCCAGTCAACAGAACGCCGCGACCCGTGCGATGGCCGCTGATAATACCGGCGACAGCCAACTGTCGAAGAGCATGATAGCTACGTTGAAAGCGTTGCCTGACGGCCACCCAAGCAAAGAGAAAATCATGCAAGCCTTGACCAATATGTATATCAGCCCAACCTCTCCGACGGAGTAAGCTATGGCGGCGTACACTTATGATTATGGTCTAGGGTTGGGCGCACCTATCCAGTCGGATAAGTTCCGTATCACGTCATGGGTAGGGCCTCGCGCCCGCTTCGCCACGTCAGGTGGGCAACACTCAAGTACCAGTCACGCAGGCGTGGACATCGCTACGCCGGTCGGCACGAACCTGCTCGCCCCTATGTCGGGTAGGGTAATCCATGTTGTCAACGTGAACGATGGTACGAATAAGCGCAACCAACGTGGCTATGGCAACCAAGTGGTCATCCAACGTGACGACGGCGTGATAACCCAGCAGTCCCATCTATATGACGTAAATGTCAAGGTTGGCGACCGTGTACAGCAGGGTCAGGTCATCGGGCGCACCGGCAACTCCGGTAGCTCGACCGGCCCACACTTGGACTATATTGTCATCAAGAATGGTATGGCTATGCGCCCCGACGGTACGGCGTACCGAGCATATCAGAAGTCGTGGCTTCCAAAAGCGGGAACAATGGCTTCGCCTACCGCGCCTGCTGGCGACATGAGTAACTACGCCCAAGCCGCCCCTGTTGGCGCAGCGGTCGTTGCGCCGGTAACGCCTGATATTCCTGCGCCTGCCAAGCCAGCGGCGCAGCAGGACTTCTTTGCCGAGTTGGTAAAAGAGCAAGAGATGGCGGACAAGCTATTGTCGCTTACCGAGCCACGCGCGACTGCGGTCGCTGTACCCAACGATGACTTCTACAATAACGTAGCGCAAGCAGATTGGAATACCTATTATGGCTACCCGACAAGACCTAGAGCGTTATAGGGCAGACCCCTATGTGCAGCAGATGTTGACGCTGCTGTCCCGTACCGAGGGTACATACGACGCGAAGAACCCTTATGCCGTGTATGGTGGTAAAGTGTCGAACCAATTAACCAGTTTCGCCGACCACCCGCGCGCCGCAGGTAAATGGAATTTCAGCGATAACTCCGGCAAGCAGCAGGGTTCTACCGCCGCCGGTCGGTATCAGATTATCCAAAAGACGTGGGATGGTATCTCGCGCCAGTATGGGCTTAACGACTTCAGCCCTATGAATCAAGACCTCGCCGCCATCGGTTTGATGGTAAACAGCGGGGTCATGCCACTTATTCTAAAAGGCGACATACGCGGTGCAGCGTCTAAGCTGGGCAACGTGTGGGCGAGCCTGCCGTCCAGTCCATACAACCAAGCGAAGCGCAGCAGTAAAGAGTTCGACAGAATGCTCGCCGCTTCCACCGGTGTGACCGCGCCTACCGAGTTACCCTCAACAGCAGGTGCAGTGGGTGGTATGACAGCCAAGTCCATCGTAACCCCTAAAATTCCGTCGCCCACTGCGCCGACTACGAGACAAGATTTCGTGCTAGACCCTTTGAGTAAAGACGAACTTGAGGCTATAATGACCGAGAAACGCCCGACCCAGCCGCGCATTAAAGACGACTTCTTCGTCAATGTGGCGAAGCCTAACTGGGCAGCCTATTACAGTTAAGGATTAAAAATGCCATACAACACTGGTGCATTATCATACTTGGACAATTTAGCCGCGATGACACAACAGGCCGCCTTAGATAATGAGGCGGCTCGTCAGCAGTTGGCACTTGAGCAACAACAGTCACAGGCCCGTATCGCCGAGGCGCAGAAAGCGATGGAGGACGCGCTCGCCCAACAACAGGCGGCGTATGTAGCCCAACAGCAACAAGCGCAGTTGCAAGCCCAGCAACAGCAGGCCGCAGCGGACACCGCTGCCATGTCAACCGGCAACAAGTGGGCTGACGAGTTTATCGCTTCCGCAGACAAGTTCAATTATGGTACACATGGTATCGACCCGAACGGCGCGACCCTGTGGAATCGCAAAGTGTTGGACAACTGGCTTGACGCAAAAGCCAAAGAAGAGAACTGGAACGCCCTGCAAAAAGACCAAATCAAGAAACAGGTAAAAGATGCAGTGACAAAAGCCAGTACCAATAAACATCTGTTTGATACAGAAGAACGTGGTTTTTGGGGCGCGGTTGGCGATATTGGTAACTCGTTGGCCGACAGTGCCGTGGGCGGTATCGCTGACCTCGCCAGCACCATCAACACCGCCGTCTATGAGGGCGCGAAGCGCATGGATACGGCAGGCTACACTGATGCGCTGGGATTCCTAAGTCCAACCTATGCCCTTGAGAAAGCATGGGAATACACCGGTCTCGGCGATGGTAAGATGAATTGGGACAAGCAGATTGATGACGCTGTTGTTGCAACACGCGCTGCTTGGGGCGACTTGAAGTCCGACTACTCTAAGGACGCGGCCCGCGCTCGCGCGGAAGCCAGTGGTGTGGCAGAGACCCTGCTTGCTCTCGGCGACAAACCTACCACTGCATTAGACGAACTGGCCTCCGCACTGGGTGTTGTGGTCGGTGCTAAAGGTTTGAACCTCGTCGGTAAAGGCGTGGCTGCCGTCGGTAAAGGAGTCGTTCGTGGTACGGCTAAGGCTGCAAGCAAAGCCACTTTCGGTTTGGCTGATGATGTACTCCGTGCCAGTGGTACACAACTCGGTCGCGCTACTGGTGTACTGAAGCCTGTCGCCGAACGCTTGAATCCGTCGCTGTTGGCCCGCTCTGCCGCCATCGAGGGTTCGGGTAACGCAATGGACGTACTGCGCCAAGAGGGTGCGTACAACGCAGACACAGCCCAATATACTGACGACGCACTGGCGACGGCCGCGACAACCGGTCTGCTGACTGGTGGTATCACTTATCTAGGTGGTAGGTTGTTCAACACCGTAGAGGGTACGGCGGCTCGCGCCTTGGGCGGGCGTGCTGCATCTCGCGCGGAAGCTACATCGCTTGGCAGCGAAATCCTGCAAGGTGGAGCAAAGGATATACCGAGTGCGCTCGGTTTGGTTGCTGCCGATATTGCTAAGGGTACTGTGGGTAAAGAGGCGCGTGAAGTGCTGGCACTGACTACCGAATATCTTATGGCTCATGCTTCAGAATTAGTACCGAAATCAAGCAAGCTCGCCGCAGTATTTAACGGTACTAAACAGATTACCAGCGGTATGCTCGGCGAGGGTCTGGAGGAGGGCTTGATTGGTATGATTTCAAGCGCAGCGACTCAAGGCTTGGGTAAAGATGGTACGTTCAATACCAACAACATCGACCTCAAGGAAGTTATGCGGGCGGGCGCGAATGCCGCTACGCTCGGCGCGACACTCGGTGTCGTGAGTGGTAGTGTTGAAGCCGCAGGTAAGTACCGCGAACATCGTGCGAACGTTGATAGTATCCTCCGCGAGCGAGACGAAGCGGCAAGCACCTACTTACCTGAAGTACGTCAGATGTGGTACGACATCGAAAATCCTGATGGTGTAGTACGTCCAGCCCAAGCACAGGCCCAAGCGCAGCCACAGGCTCAACCAACAGGCGACCCATTGCAACAGGCACAAGCCCAAGCGCAGTCGCAACAACCTACCGCACCACTGGCCTTGCCAAGTCCTAACCCTACACTGGCTATCCCAAGCAATATCGACCCACGCCTGCCTGACGATGTGTATCGTGAACTGGCGTTGCAGGCGTACAAGGAACGTGTGGCGCAGACCGATGCCGCTCGTGCTGACCGAGAGATGGCAGCCGAAGTTGATGCAACCAAACAACGTGCAATGGGCGACCGCTTGGCTGATTACGCCAAGACTGAACAGGCTAAAGTTGCACTCAATGAATTGCTCACGCCTGAACAACGCGCCGAACGCGCGACCGCCGGTTTCCGTTTCGCCGATGACATTCTCAACCGTAGTGACATTCATGTTCCGCAAGGTGTCCGTGCGACCATCGAGTTGCTCGGCCAGTTGGAACGCGCCCAAGACCTGATTAAGAGTGGTACATTGGATAAGGCTACCGAGCAGTCGTTGATTGATTCCGCCAGCCAGTTGTTGCGCTATGCCACACGCCAAGGCCGTCTCGAAGCGGCACGTACTTGGGTGGATAAGAACCTGTTGAAGATTAAGACACCGACACCTGCGCAGCCTGCCCCTACCGATGGTACGACCAAAGCCGTCAGCAATATCCGCTCAACCAAGACAGTGCTTGAGAATAATGGTATCTCAGGTGCTGCCGGTAAAGACGTTATGCGCTTGATGAAAGACGTGAAGTCAACCAACGCGCGTGTGGAAGTGAACAACTTTATCGAAGCGTTCACAAGCGACGAACCCACCGATGTGGGTTATTACCGTGACCGCGCTGTCGCCAGCCTGACCGATATGTATGTGAAACAGGGGCAAGACCAAGCTACTGCGGAAGCATCCGCGCAACAGTTGGTCGATGACTTGGAAGCCACGTTGTCCGATGGTGTTGAATCTCGTGCAGCAACCAAAGAAGCCGCCTCGCAGGAGGGTGCGGCAGCCGAAGCAAAAAAGCTCCAGTTGACCCTCTTCGACGAGGTAACGCCTGACGCTACCCAAGCCGTCCATGATACGGCCCGCGCTATGCAGAAGCACGGCGCACCGACAGCGGTGCAAGCCATCCTTGACAACTGGCAAGACGACTTTACCCTAGGGGGGCAAGGGCTTAGGTTGGACGGTATGGACATCCGCAACCAGTTGGATACAGAGGGTACGCATACTGAATGGGATACGATGTCCGACGCGGAAAAACACTTCGCTATCGAGCAGCAGACCATCACTCGTGGTACGAATGCCTTGCGTAACGCTTTCGGCGATGACATCGCTTGGAACGTGGTATGGGTATCCCCACGCAGTCAGAACCTGCATAACCGCAATGCCCGCGCGTATGTGGTCGATGGCGACCCGAACACCATTTATGTCGTTGCCCACCCGCACATGACCAACCAACAGTTCGTGTACGCCGTAGCGCATGAGATGCTCCATCAAGGGGTTGACGTGAACCTGCGGGGTAAAGTGCTGCGTGGTGCGGACTACAATCAACACATGGACCGACTGGCGGAGAACCCGTTTGTACAAGCACTGATGGCGCGTATCGGCGAGCGGTACGGCAACATCGACAAGCAGTCTATGGTAGAGGAAGCCCTCGCCGAGATTCACGCTGCGCGTACCACGAAAGACGGGTGGAACACCCTGCGTAATGAGTGGGGCTTGGATATGGACATCCCTGCCGCCCTGCGCTCTACCAACTCAAGCAGCTTGGTTTCCCGTATCGTGAGCTACCTGAAACAGGTGGTATCCCGTCTGACCGGCAAGTACCGCAAGGCAAGCGACAGCGACGTGGCAGACTTCCTGAAAGTGGTAACAGCCCGCCGTCCGAACGACACCGCAGGTATCCGTACTCCCGACCAAGTGAATGCCTACCGTCAACGCATGAGCTTTGAAGCGGCGCAGGCGCGTAGCGACTATTACCATAACCAAGCGCGTTCTATCTATCCCGACTTCGACGCGCTGGACAGCAACACTAAGGCCGACATTCTGTCGCAGTTGGCAACAGGCGACGAGCAGGCACAGACTGAACTGGGCTTACAAATCCGTAACTCCCTGCTTCCGGTCAACGACCCGTGGAAAGACCCTAAGTGGCGGGCGCAACAGCAAGCCGCAGCCCACGCGCAGAAAGTAGCCGCAGCACAGCAGGCAGCCAACCAAGTACCACCAACGAGCAACCCACAGGGGCAGGCTGATTATGTGCGCCGTACCGTGCGTCAAATCCGTATCTATCCGTCACGCGCGAACACCAGCTACTACAACGCCTCCGACTTGGATACCTATGTTGGTATCATCTCGCAAGTCCGTAAGGGCGACGCATACTTCATCCGCGTAGAGATGAATGACGATGCAACAGGGGCGAAAGGTATCATTTACGAAGAGCCTGTCACTGGCGACATCGACCTCGATATGCACAAAGCATGGGAAGCGTTGGTGCAACAATACCCGAACGCGCACTACGAGCGACGCGAGGGCAGCACATACAGCACCGAGGCGAACCGCGCCCTGACACCTGAAGAGTTGGTAGTATTGAACCGCGCTCAACAGATGGGCTTGTCGTCTCCGTCACTGCGCCGTTGGACTAACTGGTTGCGTGAGAAGTTGCCTGCCAACTATGTACCAATCTTGGATAAGTTCCTCGATATAGTAGAGATGGCGCGTACCCACTGGGTAAGTATTTATACCCCATTCATGGCTGTGGAGCAGATGTACGCCGATGCGACCGGTAAGCAGACCAACATCATCACACGCCTGCTCCGCGATAAGAGTGAGGCCGGCGCGTTCCTGCACCGTAACTTCAACAGTACCAATCCTAACCAACAGTCACTGCGCGACCGCACAGAGAAACTGCGCCAGTCCATCATCGACAGTGGTCTCTCGCAAGATAAAGTGAACCGTATCCTGCACGGCTTGGAAGAGCGTGTCCGCTCCGATGTGTTGTTGAACAGCGACGAGTCGCTCGGTCACTGGCAGGAAGTGAATGGTAATCGCGTGTTGTTCGACCCAGCCACAGGCCGTCCGCGTTACACCGTGACCGGCTACCGCTTCCAAGACCTCGACACCACCGACCCGAACGCCGGTACTTATGACCTGCGCGGTATCAGACTGGCACAGGCGTTGGCTAATTTGACCGTAGAGGAACGCAATAAGATTGGTTCGATTGTGGCTGAAGTAGCCGAGACCAACCGCATTGTGAACAAGCTGAAGCACGAACGTGGCGTGTTGACCGACAAGGATTACTACGAGCGCGTCAATCGTGGTAAGGGTTACTTAGACTTGGTATTCCCCGAACTGGCTGCACAAGGTGTGGATTTCGGCGGCTTCTTCGTTACCATGCGTGATGACGACAGCAGTGCCTACTCTAAGGCCCACGCGCTCGGTCGTGCCAGCGCGGTGGAGAATGTGTTGGGCAACACCGCTAAAGTGTGGGAAGCAGAGGTTAAGACTGCATTTACCAATAACGAGTTGTCGCAGTTCGCACTGATGGTAATGAGTATGCCGAACAAGCATTTCGTTATCGACCCAGTGTCCCCGCGTAATAATTTCGACGACCCTGATAACGTGCTGGACTGGGAAACCAGTCACAAGGGCGAGCAGGACAGTATCATGATTTATATCAACGGCACACCTGTCCGCCTCGTGGCTAAGTCGAAAGCCGCAGCCAAGGCGTTGCGCCAAGAGCAACCACACGCGGCAGTGGCGAAGATTGGTAGCGTCAACCACTACTTCAACCAGTTCAAGACCTCGTTGAACCCAGCGTACCCTGTGTTCGGCCTCATGCGCGACATCATGACAGGCTACCTGAATATTAGCGGCGCAATCGGCGAGCAGTACGTTGACAGTAAGTCAGCCCCTGCGGTTGGTATGAAGTCTATCGGCTACGCGTTGAAGTACCTGTTCTCGCCTGACAAGCACAATCTGTTCCTCGGCACGGCTCGCGGGCAGTACACTGACCCTTGGCAGTTGGCATACCAACGCCTCGGCGCGGGTATGCAGTTCGGCGACAACCTTAACACCGACGCGTTCGCATCCAACCCTCTGACCGGCAGACTGCCGCAGCAGGCGGACCTGTTGCGTACCGGCGTGAGCAAGGCTCGTGGTATTACTGCGCGTGTTGCAGAGACCATCGCTTACCCACCGGAGACCGCTATGCGCCTCGGTGCGTTCCGTGCCTACGTCGAACACGTCTTCGGCCCACAACCGAGCAACGTGACGGCAGAGCAGTTGGTTGACCTGTTCGACCAAGCCAAGAACCCAGTCAACGCGGACAAGGCTGCGGCGATTATCCTTGGTACGAAGAACCTTACCAGTAACTTCCAACAGCACGGCGCGGACAACATGGTTCGCCATATGTTCTCATTCCACAACGCCGTCATGCAAGGTACGTTTTCGACCCTGCCGCAAATCCTCTCGACCAAGCATGGTCGCAACAGCATGGCACTGATGGGTATCGGTCTGCTCATGGCAGCCGTCGCCAACGTTGGCGGCGAGGATGACGACGAGTTCGGCAACAGTAAGTATTACCAAATCGCCAACCGCAACCGCACAGTGAAGCTGGGCGACATTCAAATCCCTATCCCTGACGAGATGGGGTGGTTCAAACTGCTGATTGACAACGCCGTCGGTGTGGCTATGGGCAAGCGCAATATCCTCGACGCAGCGACCGAACAGGTAGGTGGTATGGTTGATATGACTACTGCCCAACACTGGGGCAACACTGATAACGCCGTGGCAAATGCGATGTTCTTCGCCGCACCTGCGTTCGCCCAACCTGCCGTGGCATTAACCACTGGCAAGGACATCTTCGGACGTGAGCTGAAGTCGGAACACGCCTATGACGAGAACGGCAAGCGCATCCAGTTCGCAGCCGACGTAGAGCGTACCACTTACCGTGCGTCAAGCACTGGTACTGACATTGCAGAGATGCTGTATGGTGCGACCGGAGGCGCGGTCGATATGACCGGCGACGAGATTGACGTGCTGGGTCAGGGTTATCTTGGTGGTCTGTATCGCTCCGTAACCCGTGGTATTGACGCAAGTGCCGACCGAGACATGGGTATCGCCGACATCGTAGGCAGCGAGCTGTTCCGCTCGACCAAGCCTATCCATATCGACGGCCAGTCAGAGGAAGCATGGCAGAAGATGGGCGAGAAGCTGCACGTCAGCACCCGCCACGCAGGTGGTACACTCGACATCCTCAACGCCGACATCGACCAGTCCGTGACGGAAGCGCAGCGTATCTACGCCGAGGCCGATAAGAAAATGCGAGCAGCGAAGAGCGACATGGGCTACTCATACAAGCAGTTGAATGCTATGATTAGTCAAGCCGAAGCAGAGGGACGTTATCAAGACGTTCGGGATTACCGCGCCGATATGCGTACTATCCGTACCAACAAGGCGGCGATTCGTGCCGAGGCTACCACTGAATTGAACTTGCTCGGTATTAAATAGGAGAGAGATATGGAACAAGTCAAATGGTACAAACGCTTGCTTTGTGGTTACAACATTCTAGGCGATTTTGCTGATTTGATATGTCGGGGGACGGAGACGCAGTATGACCTGACCCTGACAGATATTCGTAACAAGACAGTCAGTACGCGCTGCTGGTGCTGTACTTTTTGGCGCGGGGTTGTTGTCGGCGCGGTTGCGTCAGCTTTGGTAACGGGAGCGATTCATGCAGCAATTCACTTATAGACGGCAAATCCCCCGCCCGATTCGCAACACGGCGAACTGGGCGTTCTTCACACGCACACGCGGGGTGGAGCTGGTTAATACCATGTTCCTTATCTCCGCCTGCGTCGCGCTAAGTGGGGCTAAATACTCGATTGTCAAGTTACCAATGGTATATAATGCAGGTACGCTGAATCTGACTGCGCTGGTTTATGGCCTCATCTGTCTCGCTGTGTTGCAGACCATTGGGATGTTTTGCGACGGAACGTGTAAGTATCGTTGGGTATCGGCACTGGTCTTGTCCATATCCTCTGCGTTTTGGGCGTGGCTCGCCGTCCTCACATACCACAGTGCCGCATGGCTTACCAGTATCGGCGTACATAAACAGGCGTTGTTCGCCTACATTATCCTGTGTGTGATTTGTTGGCTCGCCGCTGACTATATTAGGCAGGACATTACGGAATAGCTCGCGTTAATAAGGGGAGGCATAATGAAAGAATTGCTGACCCCGCTGAACTTGGCTATCTTGGGGGGATTGGTTGGTGGTCTTCGCACTGCGGCAAAGTCGCAAGACTGGTGGTTTCTACGTATGACCGATGTAATTATCGGCGCGATGGCCGCCGCCAGTGCGAGTTATTATGTGCCTGCCGATTCCCCTTTGAGTGCATTGCTTATCGGGGTAGTAGTTGGACGCTCGGCTGGGTACGCCGTTGACGTGGTTTATAGCCTAGTACCCCAACTGATTCCTATGCTGATTCAGTTTCTACAATCTATACAGAACACAAAGGAAAACAAATGACAGGTTTCACTTTAGGTAAAGCGTCGCTCGCCAAGCTGGAGGGCGTACACCCCGATATGGTAAAAGTGGTAAAGCTCGCCATCACATATACCACTCAAGATTACAGTGTCCATGAGGGCCTGCGTACCAAGACGCGTCAGGCGAACTTGGTTAAGACCGGCGCGAGCCGTACCATGAATAGCAAGCATATCCAGCAGTCTGACGGTTACGGCCATGCCGTTGACCTGTTGCCGTGGGGCGACTTCGACGGCAACGGTACTAAAGAGGTGTCGTTCCACTGGGGTCACTTCTACGCCATCGCCGAGGCGATGCGCAAGGCGGCTAAGGAGCTGGGTATCCGTGTGCGTTGGGGTGGTTGCTGGTGTGCGCTGAACGATACAACCGCGCCAGCTACCAAGCTGGTAGAGAATTATGTGGCTGCGCGTATGCGTCAAGGAAAGTCGGCGTTTATCGACGGCCCGCACTTCGAGTTAGAGGGTTGATATGAAGAGAATTTCATGGGTGCGTGGTGCGCGATACTGGTATAGAATGTGGTCTGTTTGGGCTATGGTCTTGCTGGGTCTGTATCCGTACCTCGTTGAGAACCAATCCATGCTGGGCGAGTACGTCCCTGAGAAGTACCGTCCATTGTTCGGGCTGCTGTTGTGCGTGTTGGGTGTATTTACCCGATTGGTTCAACAACAGCGACTTACGGATACTGTAAATAGTGAGGAACAATCATGAGTTGTGGAACTGATACCACTATGCTGCGCCTTATCGTGCAGGATGTAGTGTCCCAACTGCTCAAAGATGGTACTCTGCAAGGCGGGCTGCTTGATTGCAACGACAAGCCGTTACCGGCACAGCGCACTGTTGCCCAGTGCAAAGACCTTGTGGATACCGTCGTCACGAAGTTCGAGCGTAGCGACCGCAAGTTGCGTATCACGTTGTCAGATAAGACGGAGTTTGAAGTAGAGATTCCGGAGCTTGCTCTGCCGACGGTTAAGACCAAACGTTATCATGCCACTGCGCAACTGGTACTGGCGGCCAACGAGTGTGGCACAGCCCAGCGTGTAGTTGTCGGCTATCATCCGGACGACGTGCGCGACCCTGCGGCGACAGTACCCGTAACAGACAAAGATGGTACGACACTGGCGTGGATGTACCCCAATTCTGCACCGGAACACTCCGTTCCGGTACGCAAGGACGGTACGGTCATCGGTTATGGTATGGGTGCTGGCATTGCTACGTTTATCGAAGCCGCCGTAGAGACAGAGCGCAAACCGAACGCGGGCGACAACGATGGTACTTGCCCATGCCCTACGCTGTTCAGCTTGGGTAATCAAGAGATTCAATAAGGAGACCAATATGGGTTATCACATTTTAGGTTGCCAAAAGACTGCCTCCTGCTGCGAACCTGCGGCACTGGCATCTGTTGGGCGCACTGGTACGGTGTTCGTATTCACAGACACCGACGGCAAGCAATATCACTTTGACCTTGCCGATATTATTCCGAAATCAAAAGCGGACCGCTTCCTGTCCGATGTGCAGTACGACACCGCGACCAAGCAGTTGACGTTTACCACCTCCGCCGAGGGCGAGGAAAACAAACAGTTCACTGTCAACGTAGCCGACCTGTTACCAGTTGCTGTCGATGATGGTTTGCGTGGTAATGGTACAACTGCCAGCCCGCTCAAGGTAAATGCCGAAGACCTTAAAGGCGACGGCATCAAAGTGGAAGACAACAATTTTGCTGTTGACTACGACCCTGAGACTATGGAGCTGACGGCGGACGGCAAGCTCCGTGCGAAGCCCCAATCAAGCGGCTTGGACTGCGAAGCAATCGGTAAGCTGCCTAAGAAAGCATGGAAAGCCGGTACGGTTCTACTGGCGCAACAAGACGGCAAGTGTGTACAGTTGGCTTCTACCGACAGCGTGTTCCAACAAGTAGGTGTCGGTATCACTGCGTCAGCGAAACAGGTAGTCAATGGCGATACCACTCATGTTGTGGTAACTGTCAGCAACGTAGGCGAGGGTACTAACGAGAACACTACGCTGAATATCGTGCGCCCAGCGGGTAACTACACTGTTACAAACGTTACGCATTCGTCCGTTGGCGTAGGTAGTGTCGAGAAGAAATCCGACGTGCTGTACGAACTGAATGGTCTCCGCAAAGGCGGGGCTGTTAAGGTAGAGTTCGACGTTACTACCCAAGACGTAGGCACGTTGCAGTTTGGTGCGAACATTGACCCTCATTCCTCTTTGGATATGATTGTGTCAGACAATACCACCAGCATGGTTATCACATCTACACCGCGCACCACATACAAGCCCACGGCTGAATGCCCGCTGATTACCGCTACCGACATTGCGACCAATACTAATCTGCGCGTCATCTCGCCTAACGCCGAGTTCGCCGCTCTGTTCCGAGGCGAAGAGGTCGAGGTTGCGCAGCGTGTCATGGCACTTACTAATACCTACACCGATGGTAAGGGCCTCGCAGGACGCAAAATTAAACTGAAAGGCGCGTCCACAGTGGTCGTTACCACCGGTGTCGCTACGGATATGGGCATTGCTTCCCAGCATGACATCACGTCCACCAGCAACGAACTGAAATATGAGCAGGAACGCGCAAGCCTGAGCTTGTCTAAACGCATATCGGCACGCGCCCAAGCGGACGGTAGAACCGCTGTTGACAACGCTACTAAACAACCTTATCCGATAACTGTCGTCGGTGGCGAGTACGGCTCTGTTCCGTTCAGCCCCCAAGCAGGTCTGGTCTATAGTACACATGGTGTGGCGTTGGGTTTGTTCGCCGATGGTTCGTCCGGCGTTACTCCACCTCACGGCCTTGTGGACTTGGGTACGTTCGACCCAGCGACTGAGACGTTCACGTTCCGTGATGATATTCAGCAACCTACACTCGACGCTATTGATGTAGTCAACGCCCCTGAATCGTGCGTATTATGGTGTCGACCTGCCGGTGCAGACTGTGCATGGCAGGGTATCGTATTGGGTGTAGGTGCGAAGCTTCCCAAGCTGCAATCCCGTGAGTGGACGTACAACGTGGTGTCCGGCGACGTGAACATTACCAGTGAAGTGACCCGCCCTGAAGTGATTAAACCGTCGTCTATCACGCGAGGTGTAGCTATCGGTCGGGCATGGGCTAAAGATACACAGTATGTATCAGGCAGGTCCATGACATTGCAACAGTACATCGACAGCCCGCAACTGCGTACCAACAAGTACACGGCCACCGTGCGTCGCGGTACGGCAGCGGAGTTCACGTTTACCAACACTGACGGCTTGTTCTTGCCGCAATATCTGTCCACTGGTAAGACCTCTACCAGCTATGACGAAGCCAGCAAGACGCTGACTGTGCGCGTGGCGGCGGACGTGATGCCGACGGATAGCGTGGCATGGGGCTACCTTGACATCAAGGTTGTCGATTAAGTGAGCAACCGTGGCCCAATGTGGGCCACGGTGTATAGGAGATGGTATGAAGATTATTCGACCGGAGGACTTGCACACGGACGACTTCCTTATCGAGCGTAATAAGGTTCGTGTGAAGAAAGAGTTGAAGAAGTACAGGTTGACATACGAGAATGCCTCCCGCTTTACAGACCACATTGGTAGAACAACCGACGCGAACAACCGTTTGTATTTGCAAGTGTTGGATGGTATGGGTATCATACATATCGACGGTAAGCTGGCTACTGCGACTACCAATGGTGTCATCGCCCGACTGCCTGCTGACGCGCCTGTTCCGCTTAGTTTGATTGAATCAGGTCAATACGTCGGCGAGACGTTCGGCTCGGTGTGGGTTAATGCCGGTACGCGCGAGGTGTATATCAGCGGTATTCCGGTTGGCAAGCGTATCGTCGTGGACTTAGTGGGCTTCTTTGCCTAAACATTATTGGAGAACAACGTATGAAAATTATCCAAGTCATCGACCTCGACGGCACTACCGTCAAAGTTGACGAGACCAACCCAAGCGAGCCTAAGATTGTGGCCGCTTTGCAGTTCGATGTTGCTACGCGCAAGGCTGTGCCTATCGCGGAAGTTGCGGAATTGATTTTCGCCAAACCCCTCAACGCCAACGTCGAGGCCGTGTGCATCGGCTACAAAGGTGTTGATGGTAAACACTACGGTTTAGTAGATGATATGTTCGCGCCTGTTGAACCTACACCTGAACCTGCGCCGGTTAAGCGCAACGGCTTTATCGAACTGACTATCCCGTCAGACTACGCCGGTAATCCCGAACTCAAAATCCGTCCACGCGACGGCGAGGGCGACAACTTTAACCAAAACGAACTGTACAATGGTGCTGACTTGAACAACGGCATCTACGCTACGCTCGGCGATAACAACGTGTACCACTTCACTCATGTGGCCGTTGATGGCGAGGGTGTGCATACACTCCGTGCAGATAAGGTGTACCGTGAACCGTTGGGCGCGTCTATGCCTGTGCAGTTCGGCACGAGTGCGGACGTGATGGACCGCAGTGTGTCGTTGGCTAACACATACCCTATTAATGATGGTTTAGACTACGTTGGTAGTACGTTCCGTGTAGATATGCAACAAGGTTTACACATTACCAACGCGTTAACAATCTTAGACCATTTGTAAACAAAAAGGAAATTGAATCATGGCAAGAATTGTAACCGAAAACGACATCGGCAAAGGCTTAGCGATTGAGGGCAACAAACTGGTTGCCAAAGTATCGACCGCTTCCGGTAACGCTATCCAAGCGACTGAAGAGGGTTTGTTCGTACCTACCCCTACTGCGCCTACTGTGGACGTACACTTGGCCGGTGCGGAATACGACAAGAAGACTAAGACTTTGAAGTTGAAGTTGTCTGACGACACAACTGTTGATGCGCCGTTGGCCGAACTGCTGGCTAAGGACGCGTTGAATGACACACTGCGTGGCGAAAAAGTAGAATCGCTCGCCGGTGTTACGTTGGGTTATTTGATGAAAGCTGACGAAGCATAACCCGATAGAGAAAGCCCCTACATCGTAGGGGCTTTTGTTTTACTTCATCAATGAGCGCAGACGGCTGATTGACTCATACACATGGTATGACTGCGGTGGCTCGCCATCGTTTTGCACCACGACGGTGCTTCCTTTGGCTTCCGCTTGGACGTGCTGGATTGCGTCAACATCTACATCCACCATCCCGCCCGTAATGAGATTCAGAGTAATTGTTTTCATACTAGAGACTTTCCATTTTCTCTACGATGGTTTCCAAAATACCCGCGTACATTACCATGTCCGCTGCCACGTCGTCAGGTTCACGGGATAAGTCAAAGCGTGGTAAATCTTCCTCGCCCTCGTAGTACACCGTCAGGGTGTGGCTGCTGGTACAGACCTGTACTTCCAAGCCGACATCCAACTCGATGTCCACTGCGGTGCATACTGTGTTCTCGCCGAGCGCAGAGACCAGTGCTTTAGGATTTACGACAACGCCGCTTGCCGACACACCCAGTTCCTTGTTCACGAACTTACGACGCTCGCCCAAGATGTAACCCTCAATATCAGGCTCGCCGAACTTAGCCGCTTCAAGGATGTATTGTATAGGTCGGTTCATCAAGCTAATAGTATGCTTGCCCTCGCCGTATGCAAGTGGCAGCCACTCAAGCATTTTCTTGTCGGTCAGACCGAAGCCTGCGATGTACACGCTTTCCGGACGGTGCTTGGTACGGAACAACAGAAAATTGTAATGGTAATACGAGATGGGGGTACGGGTCTTGACGTTCTCCAACGCAATCTCTTTAAGCTCGCGGAAAGATGTCTCGCGGGTGTCCTCGGCTTGCAGGCGTTCTACCTCCGCCAGCACTGCGCCTTTAGGCAGGACGTGTTTACCGACACGCAAACGGATACCATACTGGTTGGGTTGCACCACGCCGTGTGTGATACCACAGACACCGGCGAAGTCTTTGAGCAAAGGGTCAGCCGCCGACACGCGCAGCACGTCGGACAGCGCAACAGGCTCGTCATAGCCCAAGCGGACGATAGAGGTGGTAAATTTATTCATGGTTATTACCTTTACGTTGAAAGCAGATACTGTTGCATTGTGTTTCAACGCCTATGTTGGAGATTTTGTGGATACCATGTCCGGTATCTACGGACGAGTTGACCTCTGCGACGGCGTAGATAATATCTGACGCTGACATATGGGGGGCAACGTGGTCGATGGCGATAGCCGAGCAGGTGGCGAAGTCTGCGCCCTCACACACCATATGCGAGTGTTCGCGTACCCACACACCGTTACCGGTTGCGTGGTCGAAACAGTTAAAGGTAAACACATAAGTGTTAAGGTCGGCTTCTATTTCGTGTGGCATAGCGAATGGCAGCAACTCAGGTGCATTGCAGGTGACTACTGCGATACCTGCCGCATTCATCGCTGGATACTCGTCCATGAAAGAATAGTTGCCCGCGTCTATGCGCTTTACCACCTCACGCCAGTGACGTTCGATGGCATCAAGGTTGCCGCTGTACCCTACGTTTACCGAGATTATTCCATTACGGTGGGTACGAATCTTGCGGGCAAATTCTCGGCTGTCGTTGCGAGTGCAGCCACTGTCTGCTGCAAGCTCGCCGTTTTTGTACACGATAAGTGTCATTATGATTCTCCTGTGGTTATGGGTACTGCCCACACTTTCTGCGGGTCAGTGGTTACTGCATGGGCGGTGTTCGCCAGCATACGTTTCTCTTGCTTAGGCTTACCACCACGCTTAATGAGCTGGTACTCGAAGTCCGCCAACACGACACGGCGTTGGGCGCACCACGACTTGATAAGCCACGGGTTGATATAGACCATGCCGTTGGCAGGCTCGGTGCGGATGTACACGCTCTTGCGGGGCATTTCAGCTCCGGTCAGTATGTAGTCGTCCTCCACCGCCGCGCCTATCACGAGCGTGTGGTCGGAGTTGTCCACGAAGAACTGCGCCAAGTAATCCTGCTGGTCTAACACGCGGTAGCCGACACGGGCGCGTAACTGCCCAAGCAGCTCGCCGGCGTAAGCGACGATGGCTGACGGCTCGAACGGCAACAGACCAAGCTGGTCGCCGATAATAGCCCCAACGCATCCTGACACCAAGTGGTTGACCCAGTAGCGTTCCTCGTTCGTCACGTTGTGCTGCTTGATGAAGTAGGACAACACGTTGTCCCATAGCTGACGCGCGGCCTCGTCGTTGTTCACGAGCCACTCGATAAGGCGGTAGCCTGCCACACCTTTGATGGTATGCAGTTGTTGTGCAAGCCGTCGGGCATGGTCGCTGTCGCGCAGGTAGTCCAGTTCGGGTATGTTGATTTCCGTGATACGGCGGGTAGGGCCGTCGGCTACGTCACGCCCTTGTGATACCATGTCATACAGGCTGGTGTTGGCGGTGGCATAGAAGAACGTGCGCCATGTGTTGCGGTTGCCTCGGATGTCGTTGTCGCTGCCTTGAGCGCGTTCCTTGTCGCCGAGACGGGTACTGTCGTAAACCATGTTCACGATTTCTTCAGGTGTCATCTCGGTTACTTCGTCACGCAGCAGTGGTAGGCTGTTCAGATAACCTAAGTTAGTCATCAAACCGGCAATGGTCGTACCATCTTTGCTACTGAACGTAACAGCCGATGGGTCGCCGAACACACGCAGCGCAGTCTGACAGGTAAATGTCTTACCACGACCTGAACCGGAAGAGCTTAGGCTGATAACGCCGCCTGCATGACTCTCCAGCGCGTACTTCGCACTGAATGGCGCACCGAGCGCGGAAGCGATAACGAACTGGTTGGCAACTGCCTGCTTGCTACCATACATCTCGGCAAGGATAGAACGCCACAGGCTCAGTTGTGCATCGGCGGCATCGCCGGTCATGGACGGCTTGAATGCCTTAGCGTGTTTACGCGCCACTTCCCTGTCGCCCAACGGCGCAGGTCGTGTGCCGGTGCGTGTGATAACCACGTCGCCCAGTACGAAGTCCTTACCGTTCTCCTGCCAACCCATCTGCGACACGGCGGTCACAGCCGCACGAGAGTTAATCATCTTCGTGCGCGAACGGTTGAAAAAGCTCATAAGTTGTTTCCATTGCTCTGTACCATCAATCGGCAGACCTGCGCCTGTGATGGTGTCTTTGAACTCTTTTTGCGAGTTGATGTTGGTGTTGTCCAGTTGGAACTCCACCACGCCGTCGTGCGGCGAGTGGTAACGACACAGATACAACTGCTTGTTGCTGCCATCGCGGACACGCTCGAAGATGTAGGTGTCTTGACGACAGACCTCGAATGCAACCATCTCGTCCTTAGACTTCTTGCCATCCGGTCCGATTTTTGGAATGTCGGTGTACACACCGCCATCCTGCCCGCGATAGAAACCCCACGGTAACTCCGGTACAAGGAACGTATCGGTCTGCGTATGGTCGGAACTGACCGGCGTGATGACGATGGTCGGACGGTTCTGCGGCTCGTAACCCAACACGATAGGGTTGGTAATCTTGCCATAGTGGGGACAGCCTTTGCACAGGTCGGGCTTGTTGGCCTCGAAGCTGGCGCAACTGCGTGGGCCTTTGGCTTGTGCTGCTTTCGCCTCCGTCTCGCCACGCGTGTAGCTTGGGTGCAGGTGGCTTAACTTGTGTATCCATTCCTCACGGTCGGTCACACAGAACTGTGCCACGGACAACGCGCCGAACCATGTCGGCTCGTCAGCGTCCTGCTGGTTCTCATACGCCCACAACAACTGGGCGCAGCCTGTGCGCTCGTACTTCTGCCTGTCGATAATCTTACCGAAGCTGGCAGGCTTGTACTCTGCGAAGCCGTCCATCGAGGACGACATACCGGCAGGCATAGCCGTAGGCGGCGCACCGAGACCGGCAAGCGGGTTGTACGACTGTTGCATACCACGCAGTGTGTTCGCAACAGGAAGCGCGGAGAACTGCGACAGCAGTTGCTGTTTGGTAAACAGATTCCCCACGCTGGAGATGGCAACAGGATTACCGGATTTGAAATGCACCGTACCAACTGGTCTCAATACGCTCGCCGTGTCCGTCGTGCGTGAACCATCCACGCGCAGGCCGACCGACTTGCAATACTGTCCCAGCTTATCCGCAGCAGGCAGCCACTCGGCAGGGGCGATGTCCTCGGTTGCACACCAATACACATGAAGCCCCTCGCCGCTTGATACCACATAGGTTGGTTTGGGAAGTACGCCTTTGGCTATCTCGTCGTTCAACGCTTCCAGTGCCGCCGCCTGTGTGGGGTACACAGTGTCGCCATGCTTGGCGTACTTGGCAGCACCTGCGTCGATGTCCAACCAAAACGACCGCAGTGCCAGCACGTTGGTCTGTGCGCGAAAGCCTTTACCATCCGCAGGTACTTGTGCGTAGCTCGCCAAGCCGAAATAGGTCTCGACGGCGCGTTGCTGCAATCCCTGAATAAATCGGTCTGTGGCTTCCGCGTTACTAAACTGTATCGGGTTATTTCGCGCCCACGTCCGACTGGGGTCGTCCTGACGCGGGTGGATTTCCGTAATGCAGTTCCAACCATTAGGGCTGACAACTGTTTGTAAAAATTGGTGGTACATTTTCCGCTCCTACCGCGAGGGCGGTTATGCGCCCTCTACAATCTGCTGTGTTTGTTGCTGTTGCGCTTGATACCAAGCGTAAAAATTCTGCCAGTCTATCGCATCCATACCAACTTTCAAAATACCGGCGAAAGCCTTGCGGTCGGAACATGGCAAAACACCGTTGTTAAACAAGTGGGTAAGCGCAGCAGTGATTTTTTTGATGGCTTCGATGGTTTCATCTTCGAGATTGACCTTACCACCGTGGACGATTTTGGTCGCAACCGGACCGGCTACACCGACATACTGACTCCATACACTCATTGGGGCTTGGGTGTACCAAGTCCATTTTGCGAACTCACGTTGCCATTCAGGAAGCGTGTCGTCGGTAATACATTCGTAGGTCTTGGCTTCGACCTGCGTGAAGCGGGCTGGCTCACGACTGTCGGTCAGTGGGGCGAGCAGATGTTGTTTTTCAGACATGGTATGTTTCCTTATCTAAGTAGGGGGCTTGCGCCCCCTGTTGGGTTAATTGCCTTGAATAATCGCTGCGGACTGTTGTACCAGTTGGGCTACGGCTTCTGCGGATGGTTGCGCAGGGATAGCGGTATTACCACTCAAGAAGTTCGCAGCAGCTTCGGCAGGGGCGGCTGGGGCAGCCGGTGCTTGTACCACTTGTTGCGCAGGGATAACTGGGGCTTGCGGTACGACCGGAGCGGCAGGAGCGGCAGGAGCGGCAGGAGCGGCAGGAGCGGCAGGAGCGGCAG